CAAGACGTGCTTATAGCTACAATGTAGGCACATCTATCTTTGATCAATTAGATGGGGTAGATATTTTTACTTCTGGAGAATATGATTATGTATGGACAGCTAACTGGCAGTCATCCGGAGGAAATAATAGACTTTATTTTACTAATGGGCTGCCTGGAGTTCTTCAATTAGCCCCTCCTCCTCCGCCACCTGTTTTTGTAACAGACGGCATACGTTATTTTGATCCATCTGTTAGCCTAGTGAATACTTTTGAATTTTCTCCTAAGCTGGACAGTGTTGCCCTTTGGCCTTATCGTGTTCTTACTGGAGCTAAGCTAATATTTACTCTAGGCCAACGTTTACTCTGCTTGAATACATATGAATATGAACCGGCATCTGGAGTAAGCGTAAATTATCCTCAAAGAGTAAGGTGGTGCGCCAAACAAGACCCAGGCAATTGGAATGATAGTATTGCTGGAGGTGGTGGCTACGCAGATGCAGCTACTGGAGATCATATAATATCTGCACGAGCCCTTCAAAACCAGATTATTGTCTTTTTCACTAATTCTGTGTGGACCTTGACTACTACGCCTGATCCAGCTAAACCTCTTCGTTGGCAAAAGATCAATTCATTTCGCGCATGTGATGGTAAGATGGCTTCTGTTGCTTATGATAGATATGCTGTAGCATTAGGCACACGGGGGATAACGGCAACAGATGGTGTAGAGACGAGACGTGTCGATGAAAAGATATCTAAATTTACGGTTGATGACATTAATGTAAATGAGTTTCAAAAAGTCTTTTGTGAGAGAAGTTATTCGAATAGACGCATGTGGTCGTTATTTAATGCTATAGAGACAGCTAGCGGTGCAGAAAATGATTCAGCCTTGATCTATGATGATGATAGTTCCTCTTTTTCTACTTATTCTATTAATATGAATTGTTTGGGGTATGGGAATTTTTCTAAAGACTTTGCATTAGATGATTTTACTGCTGCCACAAGTATGGACTTTTCCTTAAATGACTTTAATGATGAAGACCTCTTCTCTTTTTTCTGGCAAGAGAACCAAGAAACTCTTTTAGGTGGAGACATTTATGGTAATGTCATGACTATGGAAGCAGGTAATGATGATAATGGCGTCATTATTGAAGGTGAGTTCATATCAGCTGCATGGAACCCATTCAAGGAAGAAGGAGCTGAATGCCGTCTCAATTTTGTAGACCTATTTATATCGACGGATGTTGCTACCAAAGCTACTATTTCTTTTTACAAAGACACACAAAGAACTCCTTATTGTTCTCAGGAGATTGATTTACTTCCTGATTTAGACTACGTAGCAGAAATTATTGATGCTACTCAAACTAACCCTGTGGTAGTTAATGCACCTTCTCATGGACGAACTAGTGGAGATATTATCTATATTTATGGAAGTCAAGGGATGATACAGATAAACAGTGGAGAAGCAGCTCCTTCATATACAGTTACTGTCATTGATGAAAATAACTTTAGTCTCAATGGTATAAATGGAACTACCTTTAATGCATATACAACTGGAGGAAAAGTTTACTTGCGCGAATTTTATCGAACCAAAACCTATAAACGAGCTTATGGTGGAGGTATTGGCTTCCAGCATCGCATTCAGTTAATGACTGAGGGATTGGATTGTCCATTAATTGTTCATGGAATTAGACCTAATTTTATAAAAAGGGGCAAAAGGAGTATTAGCTAATGACGCTGCCAACTACCATTATCCTTCCTCTTCGAGTAGACACAAAAGAAACAAAAGATGTCGATAGATACTTGGATGATTTAGTCTTTGAATTACAGAATATATACGAAGATATTGCTGAAAACGTCAATGGCTTCATCAGGAATGAAGCAGATGTTGACGACACCCAGTGGATACCTACCCTTAATGGAAGCACGCCTGGGTTATTTACATATGTTCATCAATATGGATGGGCGATAAGACAAGGTATTTATACTGAGCTATTCTTTGATATAGAATGGTCAATGACGACTGCTGCTAACAATCTTTATATTGAGTTGCCATATAAAGTAATAACGACGAACGGTATGCCTTTTGTTGGAATCTTACAGACATCGAATATAGCGTTTGGTGCTGGCGTCACTAATCTATTAATGAACGCTATCTCCAATACTTATCGTGGCGAGATATGGACGATGGGCTCAGGCATTGCTTCTGCCAATTTTAGCGTAGTGGGAAGTGGAAGAATGATGGGAAATATTAAGTATATAGGACAAGAGGATGAATAAAAAGATAGACGAACTTAGGTGGGTACGCATATTTACCCCTGACCATATTCCTAAATATTTAATAGAGCAGGTAAGGGACAGAGACTATTCTGTCGACGAGTTCTTCCGTTATCATCAGATTAACAGCATGGTTCAGACGGAGGACGGAATTAAGCTTAATCCTTTTTCCCATCTATATGTTCTTGCCAATAAGAATAATGAAGTTAAAGGCATGCTTTGGTTTTCGGTAGACCCTTTATCTAAAGATATTTTAATACAAACATTCTCTGTAGATAAAGAATACTGGTATAAAGGAGAAGCTGTTAAGAAATTAGCTGAACATATAAAAGAAATTAGAGAAAAAGCTAAACTAAATAAAATTTACTGGATTACAAATTATGAGAAGCATTCAATGAGATATGGCTTTAAAAGAAGCAAGTCGATACTCATGGAATACGACCCACAAAAGGAGGGAGCCAATGGGCAAGACATTAATGGGATCAACGGAGCAGGTGGGGAACATAAACCTTTTGACACCCCAGCAGCAGCAGTTCCTGTCGAGTGTGATAAACCCACAGACGAGCTCACTAGCGGGACAGTCGTTTCAACAGTTCCTTCAGCCGTATAGTCCTGAACAATATGAACAATTCTTTCAAAAGTCTTTTGTTGATCCGGCAACCCAGACTTTGCAAAGGCAAATTATTCCCAGCTTAAAAGAAGCATATCTGGGAACGGAAGAAGCCGGATCGTCTGCATTGAATCAGGCTCTTGCTCAATCAGCGACAGACTTATCGACAGCATTAGGCCAGCAATATATGGGACAGTATAATCAGATGATGGGCAATCAGTTAAGCACATTAGGGCTCTTAGGAGGGATTGGAACTCAAAAGACGTATGAACCTATGGTTCAGCAAACTCAGGGCATTCTTGGGCCGTTGCTTGCAGCCCTCGGTCAAATTGGAGGAGCTGGTATATACGGAGGCTTAATAAGAGGAAGATGAGGTAAAATATGGTTTTATTTTTTCAAGACCCATCAGGGTTAGCGCAGGGAATAACCCAAGGTGCAGGGGCATTAGCTCAGGCATTGGGAGCAGGGTTAAAAGAAAGAGCAGAGGCACAACGGCTTAAACGTATACTTCAACCTGTAATGTCTCCTGAAGAGCAAAGAGCACAATTAACAGAAAATGAAGCTTTTAGGGATAAATTTATAAATATGGTTCAGGATGTTGAAGCGACTCGTATGAAGGATGAATCTATTCCAGAAGATCAAAAACAATTAACTCCTAACCAATTAGACTTTTTATGGCAATCGCAATTACAACAAGCCACCAAAACTCAACCAGAAACATCTCAAGGTGTTCCTCAATATTCTCAACAACAAATATTAGCCATTGGACAGAAATACCCTCAACTTGCCTCTTTATTACAGCAAGGACAAATAGCTAAGGAGAAAATGGGGATTGCCAGAGAAAAACTAGAATTAGAAAAAAGAAAACAATTATTGGAAGAAGGTGTTATTCCTGAAACAAAAAGACGATCTTATGCTGGTGTTGCTGACCAAGTAGAAAAATTAATGAAACAAGCTTCTTGGTCAAAAAGAATAACTCCTTTTTCAGAAGAAGGAGCAGAGATTAAAGCATTAGGTGAGCAAATGTTTGCTGCTATTCGAGACAAAGTAGTCAAAGGTAATATGAGCAAACCAGTTTTCGATTATATTAAAAATACCATAACTGTAAAACCTACTGATACAAATGCAATGATCCAA